AACCGATACCGCTTCATCAGCATCTTTTACTTTAAGAGCTTCTCTTACTGCTTTGTCTTCTTCAGCTTGCTGTAGAATAGCTAATTTTTCTCTTGCTTTTCTCTGGCCGATCTTACTCGTAGCTTCTTCAAACTCTATGTTTGCCGCTGAAATTCTATCTTCAAGTTCTTGTGCTACTTGCTCTTTGTTTTCTGTGCTTTCTCTTCCAATTATTCGTTTAGCTCTCTCCAGCTCTTTTGCGGCGTCTGCTATGATTCGATCGTTTTCCTCTTTTACCATAGTAGGAGTAAGCGCTCTTCCGGCAACTTTCCTAGCTTGTTGTTCGGTCAGGGTTTTACCGCCATAAGCTTTACTAACAACTGATCTGTAGACGCTACCAGCAAGACCATCAGTAAACATCAAGTTTAAAAAGTCTTTTCCTTTTCCTAACTGTTGGGCCATTCTGTTTTCTGTAGCCCCATCATATGCCTTTTTAGCGCCAGCAAATACAAAAGGAACAGCCGCAGACACGCCTGCTGTAACTGCCGCATTCTGTACTTTTTCTTCTAAGTTCTGGCCTTCAAAACCAATTACAGCACCTTCTGTGGCGGCTACACCAGCTAACGCTTTAGTAGGACCTACTTTTGAAAGCGTCGAAGCAACCGGGGCTGACAACGAAGCTGTAGGAACACCAAAGACGGCTTGCTTAGGTGCTCCCGCAACAGCAGGCAATGCTGATTCTCCCCTAGAAAGTGCTTTAGCAAGTTCTAGAGATTCGTCACTTCTTGCGGCAAACTGACCACCTAAAGTTGCGGCAACGTCGTCAGCGGCTTGCGCCCCGGTAGAAACATTACGCATTCTGGCGGCTTGTGCAAGGGCTTGACCACCCGCTAAAGATGCCGGAGACAATATACTACCTGCAATGTTGGACGTTATTGCAAGGCCGGGCCTTTCTTCTTGGAATCTAGCCGACTGCGCTTCTAAGCCCCCTAGCATTTCCTTTTGAATTTGTCCAATCGACTTGCCTTTTGCGAGGTCTGGCTGTAAAGCTTTAAAAGCGGTAGCCGCAATATAAGCCCCTATTTCTTCGCCTTTGTTTAACCAAAGTCCGTCGATAAAAGAACGAGCAACCATTTCAACATCACCCGGCTGTAGATTACCTGACTCTACTTTTTCTACCGTTGCTTGCATGTTTTCAGCAACAAGCTGTTCCTGCTTTTCTTGTGGTGAAAGGCGTAAATAGTCTGATTCTCTAGGAAAAGCCACTCCGGACAAAAGAGCGGCAACTTCTGGATCAATGTCTTCTGGAAGATCTTCCCCAGTGTGTCTATGTTTCAAAGCCATATTTTATCTCTTTATTTATGGAGTTGTGGTTTCTTCGGGTTCTTGTACAAACCTAAACGCTAGCGGTCTTACACCGAATATTTTACCCATTTCTTCTGTTGCTCTAGCCCTCGACATCTCTCCAGATTCTATTTTTTCAACGTATACGTCAAAGATATTTTGGTATTCAGCAACCCGGCTTGTGCTTCCTGCTGAAGACGGTGAAATACCTGCCTTCCTTTGGTCCATAAGGTATCTATCAAACAACAAAGCTCGGTCAGCCGCATAAGCTTGTGCCGCCGCTGATACTCTTAAGTAAGCCATTATTTGTTTGGGATTTGCGTCGTTATCCGGAAAGCCCCTACTAAAAATCTCGATGTCTGTATCAGAAGCTACTCCCGGAGGTAAAGAATTTACAATGTCGGTATTTATTTCGCGAATAGCCTGTATTTTTTGTTGCTCGTTTTTATCAGTAAGGCCCAACAACTTATATGTTGCTGTTTTTATACTACCAAAAACACCAGCCGCTCGGTCAGGATCTACCGCAAAATCCGCTAATAAGTCTAATGCTCTTTCATAACCATTACTGTTTTTCGTATAAATTTCGTTTGCTTCCTGTGCCGCCTCTTCAACTTTAGCAGATAATTCTCCTAAACCTTGGTTTTCAGTTTGATCCAAGTCTCGCATATTTTGTACTAAAACTTGATTGTCAGGGCCTATTAAGAAAGCACCGTCAGGAAGTACTGTTGTTTTTTCAACCGGTTTGTTGTAGGCAACCTCTATAAAATTTCCTTTGTCATCTTTAACATAAACTTTTTGTCCCGAGCTTGTCGTAATAGGGTCTTGCTCTGGTTTTTTCAGTACTTGAGTGGGGTCGTCTCCAGACAATACTGTTGATCCTTTAGCTACAACAAGAGGGTCTTTGGGAGTAGTGTACGCCACCCTTTGCGCGTCAGTCATGTTTAAGACCCTTTGAATTTCTTGTTCAGGGTTTTCTGCCTGTCGTGCCTTATACAAAGCAGAGGCTTTAAGCTGGTCTCTTTGTCCTTGCACTAGATTGACTTCTCTTAGTCTAGCAATTTCGTCGTTTGCTTGTTTTGTATAGGCCGCCGCTTGAGCGTAGTCCCCATCTTCAGTCGCAAATTTTGAAAGCATCTGAAGCCTAGAAATAGTACCAGCCGGAGTGTCGCCTGCGGGAATGCCTGAAAGCATACCTGCTCTTTTTTCTTTCTTTGCCTTTTCTCGCATCATTTGAGGAGAAGAACCGATCGCTTTTCCAGCGGTAAACAGCCCTTTACCAAAACTAGGGTTAGCCAGTCCGGCAATTACACTTTCACTTATTCTAGCCATTAGTTACCACCTCCAAAAATACCGGCCAGCATCCCTGCCGCCGCTTCACCAAGCAGATTAGACCTTCCAAGGTTAGCCGCTAGGTCAGCATCGATACCAGACATAGTAGACTCACCAAACAAACCAGCGCCGTACAGTTGCGCTTGCTGTTGCTGTGCCGCAGAAGTAAGACCCGGCTGTAACGCTTGTAGAAGCTGTTGTTGTGGCATATAGCCAAGACCCATGTACTGCTGTCCCAACTGAGCTTGTTGCGCCTGTTCACGCTGTGCTTGCTGTGTAGCGGTAAAGTAAGCTTGATTCATCGCTTCTTGTTGCGCTTTGTTCATCTGGAAGTCTTCAGGAGCCATGCCGCCAAACATATTACTAGATACGCCTAAACGGCCTTGTGCCGCCATGCGCTCTTCGTTAGCAAGACGCTGGCGTTGCATTGGGTCTTGCATAGCTGATTCCATCTCACCAAAGATTTCTTGAGTCCTCTGAGCTGGATCAAGCATTGCTTGGTCAAAGAATCCTGTAGCTCCTCCAAACAACTGCTGTTGCATGGCCTGTTCTTCAGGGCTTATCGACATTGTAGTTTGGAAGGTGCCGTCAGGGCCCATAGAAGCTCCAAACTGACCTCCAGTAGCAGACGTTAGCGTGTACGGTGTAAACGCCGTCTGTTGCATCTGAAGGTCTGCTAGAGTGTCTGCGTATCCTCTCGCTTCCTCTCCTAGATCTCCTAAATCTTGATAGGCACCGCCCAAAAGGCCTAGGGCGGCGGCTCCTCCTATAAGATCACCGTATTTGTTCCACCATTCACCCATAGTTCTGCTCCGTTAGAAAATCTTACCCATTAAGGCTAAGACATTTAATTCCTGTACTGAAAATTCTGATCCGTTTATTGTTGCTTCTAGACCGATACTTACAAGGTTGCCATAACCAGTCGTGTTCCCGTTTAGTCTAGAAATGTTTACACCTGTTGAAAACTTATTTACATTAAACTGTGAAGCACCTTCTGCATCAATATCGCTAGCGAAGTACGCTGGTTCTTGGCTAGTGCCTATTGTCAAAGATGTTGAGTTAAAAACATCTGAAAAATCATAAGCCCACTTTAAAGCTACTATTGCGTTATTAGCTCCGATGATTGTAGGCTTAATTTTCTTTAGTAGTTTTGTTCTCGATGTGTCGCCAAAGCTCAACCGAGGACTTAAATACTTAAACGTATAAGTAGCGTTATCATCTAGATAAGTGCCGTACTTACAAAGACCTTCGATTGTTCCTACTAACAAGTCACCGTCTTCTGTTTCAGTATAAGCAGTTCCTTGATAACTAGGCCAACGGGTAACTCTGTACGCTCCGTTTTCTAGTGTACCTCTTACGTCAAAACAATAGGTAAGCCGCTGTCCTGCAAAAGTAAGCAGGTAAAAGTTATTCTCTGGGCTGTACACTGTCCTAAACCCTGCTGACGGTATTGTTGTTCCTGCCGCTACTAAGGTTTTTTCTTGTTCTGTCGCCTCAATGATGTCTTTTGTAATGTTACCGCTAAGAATCTGTAGTGGCATTGAGCCTGACTGTATTGTTCTACCAAAGCTACGCAAACCGGAATCAGACAAAAACAAAATGTCAGTACCTGTGTTTTGTACCGTGTTTCGGTCTACACAGCCCACGCCTGATATTGTGTCAGCCAAGACCATGCTCGTTGGAGACTCTGCTCCCTTGTATACCACAATGCTATGCTTACCAAAGATAATAAGGAGGCCGTTGTGCGCCGCTAGCGCTACAATTTCATCCCTACCATCAGGCCATACTTTAGAAATGTCAATAAATCCTGATGAACCGCTAGTAAAGTTTTCACCAATAAGCAAATCAGACCAGTATACTCTAGACTTTTCTAGGTTTTCAAAATCAGCAACCCACAGTCTACCGTAAGCCGCCACAGCTTCGTTACCGTGGACATTAGCAGTACCTCCGGCAGTCGCTAACGCACTGATTACTTGTACGTCGTTTGTGGCGTTGTCGTACACCAAGGGTTCATAGCCTCGCTGAAAGAAGTAGATCTTATTATTAAAAGATACGGCCTTCCAGTCATTGTCTGTGATTGTGTAACCCGCTGGTGTTTCATCAGTCAGTGTAGTTAGCCCGGTCAGTGGATCACTAATGAAAATTTTATCGTTACCTGATGAAAAGATTTTCTTGTTGCCTTGGTCATCTTTAAACTCTTTTATCATCGACAAGGAATCTCTGTCACCACTGCCACCCGGATCTAAAACAGTAGCGTCAGTGGTGTAAACAGAATAACCTTTACGTGCCGCAATACGACCACGCTTGTCAATAACAGCGTTATCCGCAACTTCCGCAAAAGCTGTGTCCTGCGTTACTGGAGAATCTTCCGAGTTGATTCCCTTGAACGCTGGAGCATTAAGGTTTATCGTGCGAATTTCTTGCGCCATGTTAATAGTACCATATTACTTCTTCAGCGTGTTTAATTGCGTCTAATGCAACAGCGTCAGACAAGTATTTGTCAGCAATAGCAAAGTATTCAGCAGTAGAAGTACCACCAGTCTCGCCTCTTTCTCTTGCTAATAACGCAACAGCCATATGAATTACAGGCATTGCTGGCACCTTTAACTTATCAGAATCAGCAGAAAGATCAGCTTGCGGTATTACCATGTTAAAGTTAATAGCGTAATTGGCATCAGGGATTGGGTACAAATCAACTTTAGTGTCTCCGTTTTCATCAACGCCGTTGAAACTATAGTGGTACGGAGAACCGTCTACTGGGTTGTTGTTTAGAAAAATATTGTTAAACCAATGGGCGGTCTGGTAATTTAAAAAATAATTATTAGTGTCGTTTACAACGTCTAGTACTTTTGATCTGTTTTGTGAACCGACAAGGACATAACTAAACACGTCATCCTGTGTGTTAACTACAAGAGTTCTACGCAACGCCGACCAATCAAAAGCATCTTCTACAAGTCGTTTAGCGTCGTTTACAAAATCACCTACCATTTTACTATAGGTTGTCGCAGACACAGCACTAACTTCGTCTTCTCGAAGCCTACGCAATACGTTATTTACTATATCTATATAAGTCATTTAGTTTACCTTATGAATAATACCCGGCAAATAAGCCTTCAACCATAGCAGGTTTTCCTAACTCGGGAACATCAAGTTTAGGGGCTTGTGTCTGTATTTGCATCATACCTTGCGGAGTCGGTCCCGGAAGATTAGGATTCCAGCCTATCCTATACATATATCCAGTAGCGTTTCCGCCAGTAGGTGCTTTTCTTCCTGAGCCTCCGTTTGAACTACCAATATCTTCAAACAAGCTGTCATCATCAGAGCCAATTTCGGTAATGTCTGTATCAGAATCTCCCGGAAGCTGTGGGGAACCTATTTCTCCGACATCAGTACCACCTCCGGTAGATTTAGTATCCGGGATGTTACTAGGAAGGTCTCCTTCAAAAGTCCCTTCTCCAGCCCCCGGTGTTGTCTGAGCGGGTAACTCGGGAGGAGGCAGAGTTCCAGGATCTGGCGTTGGTTGAGTAGTCTCTGGAGGCTGAGCAGGTAACTGGGGAGACTCGATTGTGCCTATTTCTGTATCGCCAGTTCCTCTTACCTTGGGGTCTTCTTCAACTGCCGGAAGATCGCCTTCAAACTGATTTTCTATTGTTTGAGCATCGTCTCCGTCGTTATTGTCATCGTCTCCGCCGGGCAACGTCGGGTCAGTCACTGTTTCATTAGTCTCCGGAGCAGTGAACGAACTTTCGCCGTCTCCGTACTGATTGAATAGTTCACCAATAACAGTAGATATACCTCCCACAGTAACCATACCGTTTTCATCAACAGCCATGCCGTTTAGTAAATCTTCTAAAACAGCCCTAGGGTCCTCAACAATTTGCGAAAGCTCGTCCCAAATATCTCCTAAAACCGCACCGGGGTTTGTCATAATCTGACCAATAGTTCCTATAATCGTGCTTGATTCAGGAAGAAAATCGATAACTCCGGGAACGTAAACCTGCCAATTTCTAGGGTCCCACCACCTAGGAACATTAAAATCAACCAACACACCAGTACCGCCAGATGCCCAAGGAGGCACAGCAGGACCTGTTGGTGTCGTTGGCGGCGTTGTAGGCGTCGTTGGCGTTGTTCCTACAAAGCCCGGCGCTAGAGATGGGTCCGTGGCTGGGTCCGTAGCTGGGTCTGTGGCTGGGTCTGTGGCTGGATCTAATTCTTGGCCTAAATCGTCAGTAGTATCGTCAATTGTGTCGTCATCTAAAATGTCAGTATCGTCGCCCACTTCACCAACAACTTCATCGCCTTCACCAGTAGGATCAAAAGTCCCAGCCTCTTGTGCGGCAAGAAGATCTTGATATGACTCGTACCCAAAATTAGCGGTAGCGGCGGCATTCATTGCGTCTTGAATAATCGATTGTTGGTCAGGGGAGGCTTGTGCCATCATGTTGCCCCACTGACCAAAGTAATCAGGATTCTGTGAAAGAAACTCGGTCAAAGAAGTGCTAAATCCTGCTGAAGCTACTGCCATAGCAAGAGTTGTTGGGTCTACTTCGCCCGTTGCCAACAACTGACTAAATGTTGAAGTAGCGGCGGCAGAAGCCAGACTAGCTGTCACGGCTGAAGCTCCTGCGGTTTGGAAGGCACCAGCAAGCGCCGGACCAAGATGCCAAGCACCAACAGCGGCCATTGCTAAACGACCCCAGTCAATAGCACTAAGGTTGTCGTCTACTTCATAAACTTCTACCGGAAAACCACCGTTAAAAACAAAGAAGTCTCCGTCCCCGTTTCTAACAAGATCGTTCAGACCATATTGTTCATTTAATCCTAGATAACTTTCGCTTGACAACATCGAAACAAACTGCTGTTGTCTTGTTTGATTTTGATATTCTCCGAATGCTTGGTCAAACTCTCTTTGTGCGGCGGCCTCAAGACCGTCAAAAGCGGCTTCTGGCGGGTAACCGTTAGCTTCAGCAAACTCTGATTCTGTAGCAGTTTGCCACCACATAAACTCTGGATTAGACTGCTGTAAATCATACATTTGATCCATGTATGCAATAAAATCATCAGCAGAGTCAAACAATTGAGAGTACTCTCTACGACTTTCGTATAACTCCCTAAGACCGTCATGACCTGTTACTGTACGTACTGAAGTAGCACTCCATACATTTCGTGTTCCACCACCGGGAAGATCTGTTTCGTCTCTTACATACGTATACGTTCTATCTGAAGAAGGCGCAGGATCAGGGTCAGGTGTTACTGGATCAGTAGGCAATATTGGATCAGTCGGTTCAAGACCGCCTTCTCCCGGATTATATCGATCCCCTGTTAACATTCCTCTTGTAGCCATCAGCGATCCCTTGCTACGTTATTTACTTTTTCATAACTACGCATTGCACCAAGTCCTAACATACCCATCAACACAGGCATCATACCACTAAGGTCCAAAGACGGAACAGTGACACTAGAACCACTAATGACGAGTACAAAGTTAGCCATAGGAATAACAATATAATTACTAGCCAGCCCAAGGCAACACACCCACCCAACACTAGGTCTCCACCCGGCAACGAACATCGACTTATGAGCCGCTTCAGTTTTGTTGACTTCCAACTGATACTTGGCAAGCTCCTGAGCGTGTTTTTGAGCCATTGTAGCAACATCGTGAGCCAGCCT